CAATCAGTTCTAGTAAGAAAAAACCAGTCTAAAACTTCATTCCATCGTTTCCTTATTCCAGTACAAATCTCAAAAACTCGTGGTTTATTTAAAATAAATGTGTCATCCATAAAATTTACAAGTTTAACATCATACTGATTCACAAGAACTTCTAATTCTGAAATAACGCTTTCTGTTCTTCTATACCGAACTGTTCGTGTGTGAATTTTATTACTGGAACAAAAATGGCAAGCAAAAGGACACCCACGACTTGTCATTATTGAACCCTCATTTCCTTTATTCAAATACCCAAATGTACGGGGCTTCAAATAACTATAAAAATCAATCGCTCTTCGATCAGGAAAGGGCATAAAATTAACATCTGGAAAATTTAAACAAAGTTCTTTATCTGGACTAAAACGAGTTAAAACTTCGGGAAAATGTTGCAAAAGTCCAGGGTCGTGCATTATCTTAGACATCACTGCTTCCCCTTCCCCTAATACACAAGCATCAGCAAAAGTATGTTTCAAAACATGAGCAGGGTAAACAGTTGCATGCACTCCCCCAACGATCACAAGTTTATGTGGTTCTCGCTTTTTTAACTTTTCAATAATCTTTTTCATATAAACAAAATGGGGAGAAGTACCAGTTACCCCGTAAATATCCCCAATCGGGATATGCCAGTGCTCTTCTGGCAACCCTTGTAAATCACATATTACAACTTCATGCCCACGTTCTTTCAGATAAGCAGAAATGTACAAAGGGCCAAGAAACACATAATCCCTATCCGATATAAGCCAAGGGCTAGGGGGCAGAATTAGAACGAGTTTACGCAAATTCATTGAATTCCGTAGGGGTTAAAAGTGATTCTAATAATTCTTGTTGTTTCACATATTTACAAAATGAACAATCAAATTGGTAGGGATATTTAACATGCTTATCATAGAACTCAAATACTTCATCATAACGACAAAGTTTTACTTTCTCAGATATTTTTGAATCATTCTCAACTGCTAATTCTGCACTAGGGCAAGCGTACACATTTCCATCTGTATACAAACAAGGTTTGATCAAATGAATGTAACAATTATTATTTTTCCTTTCTAAATCAATGTTAAAATCTGATAGAAACACATATTTGTTATATTTAAATCTAGGTTCACTAAGAACATGCTTTACCCACGCTAATTCTTCTTCAATCTCAAAAAGGGGTTTAATACAATCAGGAGCTATGCGACAAATAATTTCATGTGTATTTGCAAATTGAATTACTTTTTCAATATTCTTTTCTGCATGCTCATTCCAAATGTAACAAAAAGTAGTAGGGACATCTTTTAAAGGATTAAGATCAATTGTGTCTCGATAATCAAGGGTATTTAAAGAAACTCTAACCCAGTCTAACACTTTTAAATTTCGTACTTTTTTTAAGTCAATTCCATTTGTATTCATCCCAATAAAAATACCCAAACTACTAGCAAATTCAATTGCTTGATCTAAATACGGCCACATTGTCGGGTCTCCCCCACCTGTCAACTCAATCGCCCTAACCCCCAATGAATGAAATTGCAGTACACCTTCTTTAAATACTTCAATATCCATATCAAGATTCTTGCCCTGTCGATTCTTAAAACAACAATGCACGCATTGGAGATTACATTTATTAGTAACCATTACATGTACCATAATTGGACTAACAATTCCCTTTTGCAACAGTTCTAATTTAGGAAGATGTTTTAATAATTTAGCAGTATTACTCGTACACGAATATCCGTTCATTATATAAAATTCTCCATTCCAGTCGGGGTTAATAATTGAGTCACCATATTATTTTGTTTTGTAAAAACACAGTGATTGCAATTAGTAGTCGCAAACGGGGAAATCTCTTCGTCATACTTTTTTACTAATTCCTTCATTCTACACCAACGATATTTTTCATGAAATCTCTCTTCAGAACCCAAATTAAGAACAACTGAACTGCATGGATACACGTATCCATCATGAAGCAGAAAGGGCTTAAAATATCCCCAGAAACACTCTTTTGGTTGCTCAAATACTTTTTCTTGATAAAAATAGGGGTTTCCCCAAGACCGAACCAATTCCTTATACTTTCTATTATTTTCTTCTTGTTCTTTATCTGTTGCTTGACAATTAGGAACAATACGAACATACGCAGGTCTATAATGTAAAACATGATCATTCAATCTTTCAAGAACATCAGAATTTGTATTGTCGTTCATTACATAACTAAATCCTAAAGTTGCTGAATTTAAATAAGGAATAGAAATAGAATCAACATAGTCAAGACAATTCATGCTTATTCGTACCCACTTTAAAAAATCTAAACTCTTTTTTTCAATATTCTCATTTAATAAAATCCCATTTGTTATTAACCCCTGATCAAGATGAAGTCTTTCACTAAATCGAATACATTCATTAATCTCCTTATACAGTGTTGGGTCTCCCCCTCCTGTCCATTCAATCGCTTTCAAACCCTTATTTTTTAATTCATGAACTACTACATACAAATCTAAAACATCTAAGTCTTCATGTTTTTGTCTATTCCGATTTGAACAAAATGAACAGTTTAAAGAACAACGTGACGTAGGGGCAACTTGTAATGTAATTGGGGATGCTGTTTTATAAAGCAATAATTGCTCAATCACTTCCCCATGCCACAACAGCTTTACCCCAGTTGATGTAAATACATTCTCTTTCTCCATTTAATCTAAACCCTCCTTTAAATATCGTTCATAGTACATAGCTTCTTTATGATGTTGTGGGTAAGTCTTCCCAAACTCAATATCATCAGCGTGAAGTTTGCTGCACAATTTCCCAATACTGTCTCGTTTTTTCGGTGACGTAGCTCTATGAAAATGATTTATCTTCGGGTTCTTTAAATCACAATAAATTGCTTTATGCCCAGTAATCTGTTCATGCAATATACGAACATACGAAATCGGGTTATTCAATCTCGTCATCCGTGCTTGCCAGTCTGGGTTCGTATGCCAATCTTTAGCCATTGCTGTTCGTTCTTTATCTACCCAATCAATACGAGGAAACGCTATTACATCATAATCATCAATCAAATAATCTTTTAAAAATCTTAATTGATGAAATTCTTCAGGGTCAAGCCGTTCATCAAAGTCCAGATAAATACACCAGTGAGCATCAGGGAAATATTTCTTTGACTCTATTCTAAGATTATTACGAGCAGGCCCATACCCCTGCTCAACAATAATATTTGATTGCAATATCTCAACATTAGGTTTATCTTTAAAAAATTCAAAAGAACCATCAGTTGAGAATGTGTCAACAATCAGAACCCCATCAGCAATTTCTTTAACAAAGTCGTACCATTCTTCAACTTGTTCAATTTCATTTTTCATGTTACTAGCAACAACTAATTTCTTCATTTAATCTCCTTATTTTGAAAGAAATCGTTCCCATTCTGCGTCTCTTTTTCCCCCATTCACACACCACCCATTTGCTAACAAATTTTCAAGTAATTTAATAATATTTTTTGGGTCGTGAATGCCTGTACATTTTACTGGACAATCTTTGATGCTCCCAGAACATGGCCCTAATCCCTTACAATTTTTAACGTAATCAGGGGTCATGCAAATAAGTTTGTTGTATGTTTGATAAGGTCGTACGACTGAGTAATTCCCACTTCCAAATAAACAAACTTGACTCACCCCTAAAGCCCCTGCTACGTGTGACATATAACTATCGACAGTAACAGCACAAGATGCTTTACTCATTACGTAATTACTTTCTTGCATGCTTAACTTCCCTCGATAATCATAATCTGCAACAGCATCATAATCATTACGTCCACCTAACTGAATCGTAGGGATTCCATGTGCAGCTAGTTTGATTGAAACATCCCGCATGTACTTATATGTACGAAACTCTGGGTCTCCCCCAGTTGTGTGGAGAACAAAAAACTGTTTAGGTAACGTGATCTTTTTTGGCTTCTTTAACCCAACGTAGAAATCATCTGGCTCAACATCAAGAATTTTGTAATAAAAATTACTTAAAATCGTATTGCAATTTCTTCCCCAATGCCCTGGAAGTATCTTATCCCCGTGTGGGTTATACACGTATTTGTAATTCCCTAGTTCTCTATCATCCCATTCAATAATTTCATCTAAATACAGGTTGCCCTCAACAACAGGAATATATTGGGGGGAGGTCATATAAACAAGGGGAAGTTCAGGATGACGTGCTTTAAGCCCTTTAAAACATCGGGTAGTCATCAACACATCCCCTGCTGCTGAATGTTGTGCAAACAAAACCGCTTCTTTTTTTAAAGAAGTTGAAGTTGTTTGATTTATTCCTACTAACTTTTCTAAACTAACATTTATATCAGATACCCCATCAATCCACTTCTTTCCAAACTCTAATCCCCTTTTAATATGAACTTCTTTTAACTCAGAAGAACTCCGGTACAATAGTTCCATTGCTTTTGCAATTGCTTCAGGGGTACAAACTTGAGATTCTACCCATGTTGCTCCTAACTCCCCTTGTAATGGGATGTAAGCAAGAGTTTTACAGGGTACTTTTATTCCTGCTCCAAAATCTTTATGGGCTGTAGTGTCAGATAAAATAACAGGAATACCACATAACATTGCTTCCAATGGAATCCAACTCAATCCCTCCTGCATCGTACAATTTACAATACAATCAAGACTGTTCATTATTTTACCAATATCTTGAATTTTATAGTACTTCCCTTCAGGTTTAACAAGAATATGATTCTGAGGGATTTTTAAATCTGCAATGTATTGTAATAGATTATAAACACCCGATTGGATGTTTGTGTGCAAATATAAATAAACGTTTTTCTGTTTATTAACAAGCAATGAAAATGCTTTTAATAGATGAAGTGGATTTTTACGAACTTGATTATTTCCAAAGAACCCAAAGATAAACCCATCTTCGGGGACAGTTTTGAACATTGTCTGTCTGTTTTTTATCTTTTCCGTCAAAGGTAAAGGGGTGAAAAACTCATGGAATCGTAAAGAGGGACGAAAGTACTCGACTTTAGGGATATGAGGTTTTAAAAGGGTTTCACCATATTCTGAATAAACGAAAGGGGCATCTAACATTTTAATCCAGTTTCCCCAATCTTCCCTATAATACGAAAGATCGTAAGGGAAAATTGCGCCCCATTTAAATTTTTTACTTTTTTTCAATTCATAAATTTGTGGGAAAATCCCACTAAATAACCAAATATCAATACCAACAAACAACACAATATCAAATTCCCCTGTGTGCAATACATTTAATAGAGTCCGTGCACCTATCGGGTCATATGAGTCTTCAACATGAATAATAGAAAAGGGAAGGGGTTTTAGCAGTTTTGAAACATCAATATTCGTTTTTATAGAAAAACAAACAATTTCATACTTTTCAAAATCAATTTCTTGAATTAAACCCATCATCATACCGCTGTTTCCAGTATGTCCTAATGGGTGTTCTCCTACAAGTAAAACTTTTTTCTTCATTTCTTTCCTCCAGAAAAGAATTTTTTGTTACCGTGTATCTTCGTTCAATGTAGCAACAACTACTCCATCAAATCTCCTTACTAAAACTGTTTCTACTTGATAATATTCCCCTGAAACTGGTTGGTAACGATCAAGCACTTTTGTGCCAATTGATTCGGGTAAATACAATTCATGTGCTTCAATACCTAATTTCCCTAATTCCTCATTATTATCTAAAGTATTTCCAAATAATGACGCTGTTTGCAACGCATAACAATTATTTTTTACAGTGTCCCATTTTGGTTCTATTCTAAATGTTTGTGGATTAAAATCACTTTCCCCAGATAAACGAAACAATTCCCCAGACACGTTGCATTTATACAACACAACATCATATTTAATTATTTCATTTTCAAAAGTGTACGGGGTTTTGTTCATAACGAGGTAACAAGCGAGGGTAGTGTCAAGTCGAATAACATCACCTGCTACAACATCCGTATCATCCTGTAACATTGCCTCTAAGAAAAATTCACGAATGAAGGGCTTTGTAACTTGTGAATTTGGTTTAGAAACTAAGAACTCCCCCGCAATATTACCAGAATTTCGTAATATTGTAAAAGAAGCTCCTACATCATCAAGGGTTTCACGAATATCAAAACCAAGACCCATTTTTAATCCGATTCGTCAGGTTTTATTTGGACAATATTACTACTATCATACGTTAAATCAATGCCGGTTTGGCTCTCATACAAAAACCCTGCATCAATCTTTGAGCCAAATAATTGAAAAGAATCAACTGTTGCAAATTCAGTTGGGTTACTTTCTTGAGCATCTACAAACAATTTGTCCATGTACTCAATAGCTGTTTTAAGATGTTCAAAACGCTGTTGAAGATTAATATTCTCAAATTTAAACTTATATGTACTCTCTGAAAACAAGTAGAAAAACAAGTGTCGTTTTGCTCTGTCTTTTAACCAATAAATTTTAAAGTTTGTCGTAACAGGCAACGCCCATCCTGTTTCTCTACAAGCATCAGAAATAGCATTTTCATAGTCGTCAGGGTTTGTCAGATAATTTGACAACCCCTTAACTTCTGCTACTAACGCAACAATAAGCTCAACTTGATCCATTATTTAGTTTTTATTTTTCTTACAAGTTTTGGTTTAGAAATAAGAGAAGAATCAATAGTGCCATCTGCAATTGGTTCTTCAACTTTAGTCGATGGGGCAACTTCCACCCCTTCTTTGAATACTTCAACAGTACCAGTTTTTAACCGAAGTTCATTCAAAAGTGGTTGTGGAATGGGTGCAGGTACTATGCTTCCCCGCACCCATAATTTACTACCGCATTTTACTGTTTTTACTAACTTAACACTTTCAATTACCACCGAATTGACCTCCTATTATCTAATTGGTTTCGACTCTTCAAGTTCTGCTACTACAACAAGATTACTCATTTCTGTAGTTGGCGAAGCAGTTCTTGTAATATCAAAATCAAAAGTAAATACATCCCCTGCTACAAAACTTCGAGCAGAAGGGTTAATTGCTGCTTGGGTAATTTCTTTGTCACCCGATACTTTGGTTGTTTTATGTGCAGCAGCTTCGCTGTGATTGCTTCTAATTATGGGTTTTGTCGTAAAAATGCTAGTTCCATTGATTTTTATATCAACTTCACCACTCAACCCATTAGTGTCATCACGCCCGCAACCATACATTGAAATCCAAGCATCTGTCACAATTCCGCTTGTTCGAGCCGCCCCCATCACACAACGGGGTCTATCAGCAGTCAACTCCCCCGAAATAAGCCCAATTAAGGGCGGCATCACAAGACGGTCAATTCTTCGCATTTCAGCAGGATCAGCAAGTGGACCATTTGTAAACTTCATTGTGCCACCTCCTTTCTGCCTATGCGGCCACGGTTAAAATGTAAACAGCATCCCTTTGTTTAAGAATCGGCAACCCTTTATCTTGCACACGAATCCAAACTCCCTCCGGGTCTTTCTCTTCCCAACGATCAGGTTTAAGTCCGTATCCACGAGTATTACCAAACGGGGCGCGTTTAAATTCAGCAATCGGTCTGCCATCAACTCTCGTAGCTGCTAACACAAACGTATTATCAGGTACAAACTTACGATACATGACAACATAATCTTCATTTGCTTTGAAACTTGCAGTCGGTGCAGAAGAAACCGTAACAGTACCCCCCTCAACACTAATGCTTGCGATTGTTTCATCTTCATAAGTTCCAGCAGAAACATCAACAAACCTAAGCGTTCCACCAACTTCAAAATCCGACACATCATCAACTGAAATAGCAACAGTAGAACTTCCGGTAACAGCAGCAGTCAAATTAGCACGAACTTCGTAAAGTTCGTCATAAATGACTAAATTCGGAATATCAAGCAAAGACGCTACAACATTTGGATTTACCCCAATAATCTTGTGCAGATTGCCCTTGAACAAATCCCCACTTCCAAAAGTAGATTTCTGTAAAAGAGTCAGCAACGTAGGATCATTCGCAAGGTATTTCAAAACAGTACTGTTACAAAGTGCCAAATCAACTTTGCTCCCACAATCATCAGCTATCACTTGTTTACCATCAGAAATATCTTCAATAATATCTCTTGAAGTACCATTACTCCAATAGTAATCAGCAGCCAAACTAACAATATGGGACGATCTAACACCGTAGTCAACCGTTGACTTGTACCCAGTTTGAACATTATAAGAAAAAGAACCCGCAGTTAGCATCTTCGCTAACATCCATTCTTTTCTACGTTTACTTCGGTTAGTCAACCCTGCTAAATTTTCAGCGAGAATCTCAGTTGCGCCCTTGTACTCTTGAAGAGAACCCTCTTTACGCAGATTGTTCAAGAAAGTTTCATCAAAATACATCTTTTCTTTCCAGAACGCAGCTTTTGCTTCATGTTGTGCAATCCCGTAAGGGAAAGTCAACGGCGCCGGGCTACCAGGAGCTACAAACGGAGCCATCCCACGTCCACCTTCTTTACTCTCCCATTTGATCGTGTCAGATGGAGAATCACTCTCAGGAAATAACCCTGAAAGCATAAGTTCCGGTGGGGTCATCCACTTAGTCACAAAATCTGTTAAAACTTCTAATCTCAATTCAGGAATATCACCAACACCTTTTGGCATGTTAAATCACCTCCTCTCAACTATTTCAAATAAGTAAATTGCCCAAACACACTCGCCGAAATATCAGTTCGTGCATTTGAATCCATATTAACAAGCGCACCTGTGTAAAATACACAGTGGCTTACTATCATTCCAGCATTTGCACCCTTTGCATTTGCACCAACTCCAGTATCAACTGAAATATCAAGAACACCAATAGCAGTATCTGCACCTTTGATATACAAATAACCAAACTTTGCAATCGTTATTCCGGTCGTTACATTACTTGTAACAGTAATAACAGCCATATGCGAGTATGTAGTTCTATCAATTGCAGTAATATAACCACAATCAACAGCAGACGCATCAGAATCAATAGCGTAAACAGAATCTCCTACTTTGAATTTATAAGAGTCATTGATACTCACATAAGCAGACGTATTAGCAGCACCATCTTGAAGCAAGTAAGCTCTCGTAGGGGCTTCTTCAGCACCAGTAATAGTAGCATGCGGGTCGTACGGAATACACATCCCATTCCTTCCCTGACCAGTTCCAGAAGTGTTCTTTGCTAATACCGTACCCGCTTTCAAAACACCAAATCCAGGGCCAATCGTAATTGGCAGGGTGAGGATGTTCTGGTAATCAGTCGGGCGATATATTAAACGCTTGTAATCTTTTTGTACACCTAACAACACATAAGGGGTATCTCCTTGCGGCATTGTAAATCACCTCCTCTCAATTATTTTTTAATTTTCTGTCCTGCTAACTCCAGCAACGAGTTAGACACCTTTTCATTTTCATTCTTCACTTCAGTTAAAGAAAAATCTTCTTCTTCCCTTTTATTACCGGAGCCAAATCCCAATACTTCCTTAGTCACACCATCAGTTTCCCACTCCTTTATCTCTTTATTCACAGCTTCCGTAAACTTCACTACATCTAAAATCTGATTCACAATAAAAGAGTCAACTGGTACGTACTTTTTCAATCGGGAATAAAATGTTTCAGGAATCTTACTATCTGCTAATTCCTCAGACCAAATTCTCTCGGATTCCAGTTTATTTTCCCGTATCGTTCTCAAATCATCCCGTTTTTCAAGATCAAGAACCCTCGCATCAACTGCTTTCTTTTCATCTTTCACTGAAGCAATCTCAGCAGTGAGGGTATCTTTCTCTTTAGTAAACTGGGCAGTCAATTCAGCAGTAACTGCATCTTTGACTTCTTTCTGCATCTCTGCATAAAGTTCAGGGTGTTCTTTCATCAAGGTCTCTTTATCCATTTTTTTCACCTCCTTTAAATTAAAATTATTACTTTCATTACTTACATCAACATAAGTAAGATCAACTTTCTCATTAAAAACTTTTGAATTTGTGTGAGCATCGTATCCAAACACACAAACTGACGCTTCTTTTAAATGCCATTCTCGAATGATTGTCCCAGGACCTTTCATCGTGTACCCATTAACTTCTGCACTTTCTTTTTCCTGAAGTCGTTGAATACGCAATGGGTACATACGAACACTTGATTCGTAAGGAAATCCCTCTTGAGATAGTTTAATAAATTCATTTGCGTACTCAGTATCAACAAATTGAGTTCTTTCTGAATCAATAACAATCTCGTTATTTTCTGTAATTACATTATCAGTAAACCCTATCTTCTTATCTGTTTCATGATCACTAAGAATGGGAAGTCGTTTTTTTGCACATTTCATCCCCGATACATCCAAAGCAAGATCACCCCACCAAAAATGGTTCGGGATGATCTTTCCACTGTAAGCAGTCATTTTTAATTTAGGTTTTTTCCCTTCCCCTTCAGAAAAAACTTCTGCTCTTGCATTATGATCTATAAGCGAAAATGCGTTTGAGGGAACTTTTTCAGTTGGCATAACTTGTCCTTTTTAAAAATTGGTCAAAAATTCCTATTAATGGTATTATAAAGCCAGAAATTCATAAGTCAAGCATTTTTTCATTTCTTAGTTTTCTTTGCTTTTTTCACTTTCGTGCCACCTTTTCCTTTTTTACCCATCACTTTGTCTCCTTATTTTTAGGTTTATTAACAGGGGTTGTCTTTCCCTTAATTGGTTTTTCTTCCCCCTTATTCAGTGCGTTTTCCTGCATAGCTTCTTGATCAACCATATACTGAAGTTTCGGGTATTTCTTCTGTTCCGCAGCATACCTTAATCGTTCTTTCCCATAGTTATTAACTCCTAACTTAGATGCAATAGTTTTATAGGAAATTCCAAGGTTGTCAGCAAGAGGACCATGCTTGACGCCAAGCAATCCCTTTGCCCGCGCTTCAAAATCAAGCATTTCAGAAGTTGGGTATGAAATATCAATCAATTTTTCAGCACGTCTTTTTACAGATTTCATTATGGGGTTCTGCTGTTTATCAAAATCTACTGCTTCCTGAACTTCAAATACTTCAGGAAAATCAGTTATTTTGCTTTTTAAGAAGAAAATATTCCCCCAAAAATCATAACGTTGCCATCTATCAAAGTATGCAATATCATCACTGATACGGTCAGACATTGGCCCTCGTGAGGCTTTCACTGATGCAAATGTTCCTTTTGATATTCCAGAAGTAACGTCTTCAGGTTCATTCAATCCTGAAGAAACCATCTCCATAATATCTGTATCGCTGTCTTTTATATTAGGAAGTTGAGGACTAACACACTTTAACTCCATTCCAGGGGGAAGAACAAGGGTAGAGCCAGGGGTCTTTTTCGCCCCTATACCTGTTTTCTTTCGTTCATCATCCGACAATGACAACCAAATCTTAAACGCCTTCGGGTCCGTCATCGTCACAGTCCATAAATACGCCCCTGCACTCTTTTTATGGTCAATCTCGTACTGTTTCAAATTCTCATAATAGTTTATCCATTTAATAATTGTCCTTAAATACGATATACACCGTTTTGTTAAAAACCCTTTGTCCCATGCAATAATAAACCTGTAATAACCACCAAACTTACTAAAAATCCTCTTTTTGCTCCTAGAAGACTCCTGTAATGCAGCATTAAACTCATTTTCTTGCTTCGCAACGTTAATTAATGTTGGGTAACGTGCAATATTTATAGAAGGAATCTGATTTTGTGTAAGTAAACCTGTGAGAGAATTTTTAATTTCTATTTGGTAAAATAAAGGAAAGCAGGGTTTTGTAGGGTGAGATATGATTCCTGAATTATCAGAAAACCCTTTTACAGTTGAAGGGTCAATAAAATCAATCTCTATAAACCCATCAGAGTGGCACGTAAGGCATAAGAACAACTCCCCTTCAACTTCAAATCTTCCCACATATTTAATCATCATCTTCCAAAGACTATTCCGATGGTCATCTGAAATTTCATCAATTACATCTTGAATCTCTTGAATATCAGAACTTATCTCGTACCCTAGTCCTGTTAAACGCCCTACACGTCCCCGTATAGCAGTGTTTATTTGTGGGTTCTTATGGAACTTATTCCAACACTCCGTCTGCAATCTCTCCCGCGTGTACTTATCTTCGTCTTTTTCTAAATCAATCAGAGGAACCCCATCTTCATCAACTGTTGTGCTTGAATCCCCCCCATACTGCCAGGGCAACGCAAACACTACTTTCGACAACTCATCATCCGATAATGCAAGTAATTTGGTTTTTGCTTCTTGAAATTGCTGTTCATTTGGACTTGTCATGTATTGAAATCCTTTGTTGGTTACTATTAACTGCCAGTTTAAAGTTCTTTCATTGAAATGTCAAGAATAAAAAAAAATACTTGACAAATACATTTTAATGAGTAAAATTGTAGATAACTTGTTTTTTCTCATAGTTTTTCCCCTTTTAATAAGTGGCGGAGCAGGCATAGTGCCTGCTCTCGTCATTTTTAATATCTGCCCTCTAATTGCTTATTCGGGATAAACAGCCCAAATTCTTGCCCCCCGTATCTTCGTACTCTAAAATCTGTCGGGGTTACTAATTTGCTCCCAAACATCGACCAAGCAATCGAATACATAGCGTCATCACGTATCCCATAGAGTTCCCCTTTCTCTGGTGACCCAAACCACCGTCCATCCAAATCATGATAGAACACTTTCATTTCTTCCCGCAACAAATCAGATTCTTTGCTACCAAGAATAGGAACAACAGGAGCTTTAAAACGCCCATCTTTAATTGTATTGTATAATTCCTTAAACGCTTCTCTCTGTTTTTCGTAGTTCGGGAATATCGGGGTGAACTCCACTTCCCTATCCTCACACCAGTTCACCATATCCCACGCCGCAAATCTTTCAAAGCACACAGTGTCGATGCCCCCTAGTTCGGTGTGGTATTCGCTCATAATGCTTTTAATCTGATTCAGATCATTACTTTCAACATGATACATTCCAACTAAGAAATACACGTACTTTAGTTCCTTAGTATTTGACAGCATCCAACTCGTATCACTCCTACTCCTAGGGAGTCCTTTCACAACAAACGTCAGTATGCTCCTAGACAAACTCTGCACCGCTAACGGGTCAGCCATGTCAAGACCCACCCCCAGTGACCAGTGCGTATCCAGTTTCTCCGTCAAACTCTCTAACGCTCTTCCATCAATCATCAACTCAGCATCAAATCCCCCAGTCTTCTTAAATGAGTACGCTTCTTTTTCAACAGTCATGAACTTACTGTTCAACACATCAATCCTGCTCTGAGATTCCCTCACACCGTCTTCCATTTTCTTTTGTGACGCATACTGCTGTACTTCTATTATATGATCTCTATCCCCGATTACCTTTTGTATCTCCCCATGATTGAACCAGAGACCATCCATCCCCACGTATCCCATTTCTTCAATCATCGAATCAGTGAATACAGTAACGCTCCCTGCTTCCCACAAATTTAAGAAGTATCGTTCAAACTCTCCAAATGGAAACGTGTTCTTGTATTCATTCAACTGTTCATTATCCATAAATGGGTGCATGTAGTCTTCCTGATCTCCATGCTTACTGCACCTATACGAAAAATAGACTTTCTTGCTGATTCCTTTGATAAAATTCATATACAGCTTATTGTACAGAACGTGCGTTTTGTCGGAAACAGTACTATCAATAACTCCTAACGCATTGGGCATATTCCTGATACTTCCTGACAACTGCACGAAGAACGTGGGTTTCTTCATAGCAAAGATTTCCGAAAACGTGAACCCTGTAATATTAGACACGATACCTGTGAATGACGAGATAGCACGAACAGAACTCCTGATGTTCCCCTTTGAATCCTTCAGTCTAATTTCCTTTTCATGCACATTGTTCGCTCCTACCTGTTCCAACAACTTAGGAGAATTAAGGATAATGTCTTTCATGATGTCAAAATGAACAAACTTGATCTGATCCTTAGAGTTCGCTCCTAGAGTTATCTGTTGTCTTCCAAAGTTAAAGAATTTCCATAGTTGAATCAAACAAGCGATAAATGATTTCCCTTCTCCTCGGGGCCAGCAGAACACAATGATATTATGTTTTAGTCGCCCGTTGTTCATTTCCAGAGCTTTCCTTATCTCCTCCTTCTGCATTTCCCACATGCTCCAATAGCTCCTGCCAGTCCTAACAGACTCCTCCTTACTCAAATCTTTCATTGGAATCCACTTAGACACTGCCATCCCCTCCCCGACTTCATCTGAGGAGTCTGCTTCACGCTCGTAGACAGGAGCCCAACAGTGATCTTCAATCCATTTCACACACCCTTCTCCGCCGTTCCTATACAGTCTCCTTTGTTCCTCTCTCTTGCTCTCTCCTGGGTCTCCCACTTCTTCTGTACTTGCTTTTCCTATAACAGGAAGTTTTAATTTCATTAATTCCTCCCTTAGAACCTATAAGTAATACAATTCGATAAAATTACAGTCAAAGAAATTAGCAGTATATAGAATTTGATCACGCTGAGTCTCCTTTCTTTTCCTTTAATAGTATTGGAACACAATTAGGACAAACATCTCCTGTACTTCCTTTCTTCCAAAGAACCATAGGATACAGTACTTCAACAGTTTCCATACAAATATCACAAATTTTCATTCTCTTTTCCTTCCTTTCTTCCAACCCACCTTAGTCTCCTGCCCTAAGATGTCATCATAGTAATTCTTCTTTCCTGTCTCAAGTTCCGGGACAGGAGCTTTACTAATTCCTTTCATTCCTAAGTCTTTCCAGACACCATCAATCGTCTTAATCGTCTCTCGTATCTCTTTCAAAACAGGGTTGCTACAGAAGTTCCCCTTATCTGTCTCATAGATATAATTACTGATTCCTAACTCTTCAATCTTCAATCTACACAGCATCTTGTACAAAGGAATCAAGTGCATCCCGATTCTATACAACTCAGGTTCCGTGCAAACGTAATTACTCAATACAAGACTCAGTACACTTTCCAAATACAATACCTGCATCTTACAGTATGATTCCTTAGGGTGAGGACACTGGATGAAAGCAGGACAGGAATCACGGTCACACTCCCGAACAGCATCCCACGTGTACATTATCTTCCCTGCATCTAACTTAGTCTTTCCTACTCCGAACTTTCCTACTTTTAACTCTATTTCCTGTGTTTCCATACACTTACTCCTTTACTTTCATTGTACGCAACTATGGCTATCAGTGTCAAGAGAAAAGATAATCCTCTTGTTCCTTAGTTCCTTTAGGAATCTAAGGAATCTAAGGAGCTTTAGGAGCTTTAGGAGAACAGGAATTTAGTTCCTTAGTTTGGAGTCTAAGTTCCTGTTGTTCCTATACTGTTTCCTTTGATTCCTGTTCCTTTTAGGTTAGGACTTCACCCATTAAACTATTTCCTTTTAGACAGGAAGTTGAGTTTGTGGCTTCCTTAACTCTTTTTCAGAGAGTTTTGGTGGAAAAATTTACGGTGGTGTCCCTATCGCAAAACAGAAGGGGGGACACCCCACATTTCTTGAGGGGGGAGGGGTAACTACTTAATATCATTACATTTATCGCAATATGTAGTTATACACAGGGGCACAGGGACTGATAATAATTATTAACGTAACTTTTTGTAATGCCCAATGATTGCAAGTGCTTATAATCATTATATTTTTTAGTGCTTTTTGAGTGGTTTAGAAATGAGAATAGTGACCATTACTAAAGTGCTATGTTGCATATATGCAACACGTATCCCATCAGAACTCTCAAACTATGTTGCTATATGCAATAGAACTACAGAACTACTACAGCAGGGAACTACATACACACTATAACTTAATCTTGACACAACACAACACTAATCATTATACAGTACTCTCTTATATTGCTTGAGTGCTTAGTACTCAATACTCTCTTTATTATCTTTTATTTATTTATTTATTCTTCTTTTTTTTAAAAAAAGACTTGACTCTATATGCTTGTGTAAATGCTTAGAATCTTATTACCCTTGTATTAGTATTACTTTGTTTTTTTAACGCTTTAAAACTGATTGTAGAGAGTGTATTTATTCAATAATATCAATTAGTTATGTATTTATAATGATTAAGCAATAAAAAACCCTGCTTAGAATTAACTAAGCAGGGTTTGAAAAGGGTTAAGTAAGGGTTACTTAGGGGCAATAGTTGTATAAAACCCCTTTGCGTCCCGGGTATAGTTGCCCTTTTTATCTACCCTGTAACAAACGGGCACTTTGTATCTTCTATCTTGCCCGCCCAGAACGTACTTAGGGTTTAGCAAGTCACTTGCTACTACCCCGATACTAGCTTCCCTTTTTCTTTTGTGATTAAATTTAAAATACACAAGATTAGTAAGGGTAGTTTTTGTCAGTTTACCCTCATTATTTTTTATTAACTCATACATAACATTAGCAATGGGCTGATTCGGGGTTACGTGCTCAAGATTGAGCACTTGTTGCTCAAGGGAACTTAATTGTTCCCCTTTGTTAAAGTCTTCATAAAGATTTTTTTGTGCTTCGATTTTTACTTCTTTTTTTATTTCGGGCAGGGAAAAATAAACTTTTTCCCCTCGATTAAAATCTTCA